AGGAGTGGCTGACCCCGTCGAGCAGCAGATTGCCGAAATTGCATATGGATCGCTCCGTCAGGCTGCGAAGCGCGGCGGAGTTGCTGGTGCATTTGGTGCTGAGTTCGCGCCTATGTCAGGTAGCAACTTGTCTGAGGCGCTAGATTCTGGGCAACCACTAGACGAAGCTAGTGCTCTTCGCGCTGCTGCAGTGGGTGTGCCGCAGGCTGTTATCGGCGTAGGCAGCGAAGTCGCGCTGTTGAAACTTCTCGGCAGACAGGCCACAAAGCGGACGGCTGTCGAAGGAAGCTTGTTTGCGAACTTCGCTAAACGCTTTGGTGCTGGCGGGCTGAAAGGCGGCGCTATTGAATCAACGACTGAACTAGCTCAGGAAGGTATCGCGGTTGCTAACCGCGCTGATCTTGACCCGCTGTTCACAGCTCAAGATGCACAACTCCGTCTTGCTGAAGCAGCATTCGTTGGATTCTTTGGCGGTGCTGCTCCTGGCGCTGGTGGTGGAGCTATCGGTGGAGCTTTGGACGCTGTTCAGAGTCCACGACTCAAAAACACTGTGTCTAATGTTATCGACCGTGCCAAAGGTTTGGTTGAAGACGCTAAGTCGCAGTTCATAAACAATAAAATTAACTCCGAACAGTTTGGCGAACCTTCCCCTGGAACTACAGCCGCCGAGTCTCAGCGCGATATCAACGCGCAACTTCGCGCGATGTTTGACGACGAGACCGGCAAAAACGCGGTTTGGATTGCGGGCGATAAGCCAGAATATGGCGCGGTACCCGGTCGTATCATGCAGACGAACTCGCTCGGAGGTAAAACTGCATACATCGCTTTTGTTCCCGGCCGAGGTACGATCGTTTCTACTTATGCGGACCTTGTTGATGAAGTCGTTAAAGCCGGAGCGACGGACGAAGCTCTTGCAGTAGCTCTCGGTTACAGCGCTACGAAAGATTATTCTGCGCCAGGTGATCAGGTTGTTCAGGTAATAGATAGCGATGGCAACGTCGTCTCGGAAGAGGTGACGAATGAGCAGACTCTTGGCGCGGCAACGGCTAAAGCGCAGCAGACGTTTCGGTCAGATAAATACAGAGTCAACGTAACCACTGTAGAAAAAGCGCTCGAGGAACGACGGAAGCGGTTCATGGCTGAGCAGAAGCCTGAGATACGGGATATGGAGCTCTTTGATCAGGATGGAACTGAAGACCAGACTGATATAGATCTTTTTGATCAAAGATCTCAAACGATCGAGGGGCAACGTAACGAGATCGGCGTTTATAACAAAAAAGATCCGGCAGTTACGTTTGATAATACGGCCGCGGCCAGAGCAAACTATGAGCGCGTGTTTGGCTACACGGACTGGACTTCTCCTAGATTTGCGAGCATGAACGAGCAGTTGTTGAATACTGCAGCTAACCGGCAGAGTAATAATCCCAACGTCGCGGTCATGATTGAGGACACACCAGACGGTAGATTTCGTTTGGTTGAGGAAGAATACGGTCAGGAAGACAAGTTTAAGTTTGAAAAGATAGTTAAGGATAAAAAAACTGGGCGGAAGTCTACTCAGACTTTGCTTCTCAACTTGAGCGATTATCTAGCTGAATCTGTTCGAAGGGCCTATCGAGTTGCTGGAGACTTAGTGTTTGGCTCGAAAATTGAAGGCGATAACCGCTTAGCTCGTCTCTCTTCAGAGCTTCCAAAACTTCGGCGCGATTCGCAGAGAGTGACCGTAGTATTTCCGAACGGTAAGTCAGTAAACGTAGCCTTGTGGGACCTAGTTAACTCTGGGCGAGGGCTTTTGTTTGGTCGCGGCCAAAGCATGCTCGGCTTCACAGATGCTAGTGGCAGAACTGTTTCGGACTCTAAAGCAGCGGCTACAGAAGGTTTTTCCACTCTACTTGCTGACATGCTTATCCAAGGATACGACGTTCAGGTGGATGGTAAATCCATTAGTAACGCTATACCGGATTCAGCTCTGGACGTGACAGCTTGGCTAGACGGAAAGCGCCTGGTAAGTCTCGGAGAGTTACTCCAGCGAGCTGAGAGACTTTCGTCCGGCAAGCGGTTGCTCTTGTTTAGATCTGAAGAAGAAGCCGGATTGTATGCAGGTCGGTTACCTCTCGGCCCCGGTGAAAAGAGACCAACTCCATTTAATGTACTCAGAGAGCTTACACCCTCGCAACTTGCCACGCAGCAACGCAGTTATGAGGGGCGTGGTTTTGCCACCCTTGTAGAGAACGAAGAGGACTTTGATCCTGACAACGCTGCACCTGCATCTACTAGACAGGATGATGATGTACCCGACACTTCTGACGCGCGTACGGCACCATCTACTATTCGACCAGTTGAAGAACCGCCGCTTTCTGCTAGAGAACAGGCGAAAGTCTCTACTGCTGTTACGAACATGGTTCGAGAGATCATAGATGATCTTTTAAAGACGCTGAATCTAAAGGACCCTCCGCGCATATACACGTTTGATCAACTCAGCTCTATGTCTCAAGAACAGCTTGAAGCGGAGTTTCCGAAAGGACTAGCGTTAATTCGTCTTAGCCTAAATCAGATGAGAGATAGGCCTTCTAAACTTGGACGGCATATTTCTGGTGAGCTTGGGAAGGTCATCATTTACCGTGAATCCGGGAACACTCTGCAGGACGCGCTGGTTGTTGCGCACGAAATTGGTCATAGCCTCTACAAAGAGGAGCGTGACAAAGCGCTAACAAACAAGGCCCTTCGCGATCGTTTGATTAAGGCCTTTAAGAACTCATCCTCGTTCAAGGGACTTAGCGAAAAGTATGGCTTTGAGAGAGGGTTTGAGGAGTGGTTCTCAGACCAAGTGGCTCTATGGGCAAACAAACGATATCGAAGACAGGTCAAGAGCCAACCTAAGACTCTTGTTGAGAGATTCTTTAAGGAGTTCGTCTCTCGTCTTGAACAACTCTGGAGAACGACTAGCGCGAGTCTGCGCCAACGACTCGGCGGTAAGTTAGGCGCGGTTGATCAAAGCTTTCAGGAGTTTATGGACGCAGTGCTCGAGTCTCGCCGCACTCAGGTGGCAGAGAACGGGTTGAGCTTCCCAGAAAGATTATTCGCTTATCAGCTAGATGACATGACGACGAACGCGGGCACCTCGAGCTTTGTTCAACGGTTAGCTAGCGGTGCGCAGCGTGCCGTCCGTAACCCAAAGCTCAGCCCATTACTTAGCATTATACGTACTGCAGACGGAATTATCCGAACTTTTGGCAACGATGTTATTGCTGACATGTTCTACGTTCGACCTGGAACGGGATCTAGGTTGGGGTTTGTCCAGGCCAGGACGATTGCTTGGAATAAACTGGAAACTAAGTTTAAAGAAGATGTTATGTCCGTGCAGGACGCCCGTAGTAATGAAGATGTATGGGCGGAAGCGGCTAGTGATGCGCCGACGTCTACACTGAGTGGTAGATCCTTAGCCATTCGAAAGTTCCTAGAGGACATGCATCGGGACTACATCACTCCGTCGAAGACGAAAATAGGGTTTATAGCAAACTACTACCCTCGCGCACTTAATCTTCAGGAGATTGCTAACCGACCACAGGAATTTATCAACTTGTTGGTTAGTAGCGGCGTATCTCGTTCCAAAGCAGAACGTTCTGTTAGTAGCCTCACGAATATCCAAACGGCCATTCAAAATGACATAGAGCCGCAGGCAGATATTCTTGAGCCTTCTAAACGTGCCGTCGAAGCTCTCGAGCTGACAAAGAATCTTACCCGTGATCAGCTAGGAGATTTCCTATCTCCGCCAGAGCAGTCTTTCTGGGAGTACGTGCGCCACACCGTAAAACGCGTTGAGTTTGATCGGGCAACGCTCGATGACGAAGGCAACAGCAAGCTTGAGGCGCAACTTAACACCTTGAATCCAGAGGACAAGGCGCGGGTGACTGAGCTCGTCGAAATGTACCTCGGGTACCGGCCGCCGCTTTCTCCTCATATGAGGACGCTTAACAGCTGGGGGCAACTCATTCAGACCGTTCTTATTTTGCCGTTTGCTCTTATTGGTTCTTTGACGGACCTTGCCGGGCCGTTGATTAACTCTCGTGAGTTTGCAGCTTTCGGTATGGCTTTAAAAGAGCTTGTTTCGACATTTAACAATCGCCAAGAAGCATTAAATTTTGCCAAGGAGCTTGGTGTAATTACATCTGAAAGCGCCGCTAACGCCTATGTGTCTTCGTCCGAAATGGACTTTATGACTCCGCAGGTGCGTGGGTACATGGATAAGTTCTTTGAAGCCATCGGTCTTACCTGGTTCACGAACTTCACTCGTGCTTTTGCAGCTAACATGGGTGTTCAATTTCTTATCACGCATGCGCAGAACACGACTAACAACCCTCGGTCAGAGCGGTACCTAGCGGAGTTTGGGGTGACGCGCGACGAGGTTATGACCTGGGTTAATAGTGGGAGACCACTCACAACACCCGAGGGTATAAAGGTCGCACAGGCCGTCACACGGTTTGTTGAGTCTTCTACTCTTCGTCCTAATGCAGCTGAGCGTCCGCCGTGGGGTTCAGACCCTCGATGGGCGCTAGTGTGGCAGTTAAAGGGTTACTTCTACTCAGTCGGCAAGGTAATTATTGGCGGTATACGCAGAGAGGCGATTGCTCGTGGGCTTTTAGACCCCGCTAATTCAACGGCGGACAGAAACGCGCAAATGCTATTGATGCTTGCGCTACCACTTGCTGCCACGTTGCCGCTGGCAATGCTCGGTATGGAACTGCGTGAGTACGCAAAGTACGGCTTGGCCTGGTTGCTACCAGGTGTTGACGCAAATCAAAGGTTCTTTAGAACAGACCGCATGGACTGGCCAGAGTATCTTGGTGAAGCGTTTAGTCGCACCGGGTTAACTGGTCCATTGGCTATTGTGTCAAGCATGAACCAAAGCGCTGAATGGGGGCGAAACCCCGTCGCCACAGCGCTTGGACCTACAGCTGAAATGGTCGACAAGATGTTTGGGCAAGGGTTCACCGTAGATAGGACCATCAAAAACGTCGCGCCGTTGTACAACATTGTTATGTAGTGAGGGCCTCAAAATGATGACCATGGTTAGTACATTTCTTTCGTTCTTAGCAGGGGGACTGCCAAAAATACTGACCCTCTTTCAAGACCGACAAGATAAGAAGCATGAACTCGCGCTAGTCATGGCGCAAAAGGAGCGGGAGCTCGCCCTGGCTGAGCGCGGTTTCATCGCGCAAGCCAAGGTCGAGGAGATAAAGCTCGAGCAGATCCAGACCGAGACCTCTGCTGAGGAGCGGGTCGCTCTGTATCAGCACGACACGGAGATTGGCAAAGGCGCATCCCAATGGATGATTAACCTACGCGCCTCGGTGCGCCCTGTCGTCACCTACATCTTTGTGCTGGAGCTAGTCGCGCTGAATGTTGCAGGTGTTTGGTATGCGTACACGACTGGAATCCCGTTCGCCACGGCAATGGAGAACGTGTTCTCTGATGATGAGATGTTAATTCTGTCCTCGATTATCGCTTTCTGGTTCGGGACGCAGGCGTTTAATAAAAAGTGAAAGTTTCCCCCGCTGTTATCAGAACGATCAAGCATCACGAAGGGGTGAGGACTAAGCCTTACCGCTGTCCGGCGTTGCTTTGGACGGTGGGCGTAGGCCATGTAATTGACCCAACCCATACGAGGATAAAGTATGAGGAACGGCGTAATATACCGATACCCCCTGGCTGGGATCGCGTCCTTACGATGGGAGAGGTGGACGCTATCCTTGCTCAAGACCTTACGCGGTTTGAGCGAGGCGTGGCCAGACTTTGCCCTGCTTCTATTGGTCGCCAAGGCATCTTCGACGCTCTGGTTTCCTTCAGTTTCAACGTGGGGCTCGGCAATCTGCAGCGCAGTGGGTTGCGTATGAAGACCAACCGGGGCGACTTTGAAGGGGCGGCAGAAGAATTTTTGAAATGGACCAAGGCCGGTGGTCGGGTCCTGCCGGGGTTAGTCAAGCGCCGCCAGGACGAAAGAGCCCTGTACTTATCGGGGGCGGCATGAGCAATTCCGTGCACCTAGACATTAGTCCTGCTAATATCAAGCGGGGCACCTCAACCTATACAACCAGAGGTTAGGATGGCTGAGAAGATAAAACTAGTTCAGGGCGATACCCGCCCGCAGGTGAGGGTCACGCTGACCGATGAAAACACAGGTGAGATTATTGACCTCACAGGTGCCACGGTCACGCTGCACTTTCGCGCGGTAGGTGGCACAACGCCGTTGTTCTCCAGACAAGGGATTGTGAATCCTGACGAAGCTGCGCTTGGCAAGGCAGTTATTGTTTGGCAGTCAGGCGACCTGAACGTCGATGCCGGTGACTACGAGGGCGAAGTAGAGGTGTACTGGTCCTCTAGCGGTGCCCGCCAGACTGTGTACGACCTGCTCAAGTTCCGTGTCCGTGAGGATATTGGGTGAAACTGACCGTTGCATGGCAAGCGCTCAAGAGCGCCGTTATAGCCTCCACGATTGCGGCTAAGTCTTCGGCTGGCGTTCTATCGGCAAATATTCAGGTAGCCGCGCTCAAGCTCGTCTATGAGATCGGTCTATTCCTGATTTTGCTGGAGCGCTCTGACCAATTCGATGTCAGCGACACGATGCGTCGTGACTTGAGCAAAAAGCTCTCGGATGCGTTTGGCGCAATTGATCGGTACGTATCACACTTTGACAAGACAGCTGCGGATGCCGCCGATATCACAGATGATCAGTTCCTAAGCTTTGCCAAGCACCTGCATGACAGCGCGGTCTTGGCAGAAACCCGCGTGTACTTGCTTGCTAAGGCACTGCAGGACAACCTCGGCGCTGCAGATCACCTGCAACACGCTTTCGCGAAGGCGCTGTTAGACGCTGGAACGGTGGCAGAGAACGCTGCGTTAGATGTGTACAAGAGCGCATCTGACGCTGCCCAGCTGATCGATGAGGCGCATACACAGTTTGCCAAGACGTTGGCGGATGTTGCTGTCACGGCGGACTTCGCCCATCGAAACATCAGCAAGCCGCTCCAAGATAGTATTAGCGCGACAGACGACCTCGATGGCGCTGCCACGATTGAAGATGATCAGGAGATGATCTACTTCAAGACGAACAGCGAAATGGCTGGCGTCAGTGATGTTTTCTATCGGCAGGTTAACTACGTTCGACACTTTAACGAGGATGGCTCTCTCGCTGATGTTCAGGTGAGGGCTGTTGAAAAGCCGTTTACCGAGTCGCTGCAGGTTGCAGACAGCGCGACTAAATCGTCTGAGAAAATCTTGTCAGAAGTTTTCTCGGCAATTGACCTCGCAGAAAAGTCGTCTACTAAGCCAGTTTCCAATGAAGTTTCGCTGACGGATACGGACAGTATCTCGGTTGGCAAAACTGTATCGGACACGGCTTCTTTCAGTGATGACTTTAAACGGGTTCTTATATTTTTAAGAAACCCGAGCGATTCGGCATCGGCAGCAGACGCGATAGCGTCAAGTCTCTCTAAACCAACGTCTGATGCATTTGCTGCATCAGAATTGATTGTCAAAAGCGCCGGTTTGGTAAAGGCAAATCTTGCGAGCGTAGCGAGTTCGGGAACGCTACGTTCTCAGGGCTATTGCGAGTTCTCATACTTCGCAGAAGATTATGTTGGCGATTCCCGTTCATTCACTTGATGTGAGGATCTTAAATTGAAAACTCTCGAAGACTTGAAGGTAAAGGGTCGCCTGAATATCGTTCTGCGCGACAAGGACGGCAACATCAAAGATCAGCGCGAGGTCGATAACCTTGTCGTTAACGCCGGTCTTGCGTACATCATCAGCCGCATGGTTGGCACGGCGAAGTCCGTCATGTCGCACATGGCGCTCGGCTCCGGTACGACCGCTGCAGCTGCGGGTCAGACTGACCTCGTCAGTTTGCTCGGTGATCGCGAAGCCCTTGACTCGACCACGATTGCTGGCGCGAACAACAACCAAGTTGTGTACGTCTCGTCGTTTGAGGCGGGGGATGCGACCGGAGCTGTAACCGAAGCGGGCATTTTCAACGCCTCGACTGCTGGTGACATGCTCTGCCGTACCGCGTTCTCAGTTGTCAACAAGGCTGCAGACGATGCGATGACGGTGACGTGGACAATCACTCTGTCCGCAGTCTAATGGCGGGGCGTGGCTCTCACGCCCTTCCTTTCCGTCACTAGTCGCTAGGGAAGCAGCATGGCAACGATTACTACTCGGGCTGGCAAAGGGTCTCCGCTGACCAACACTGAAGTTGATGCAAACTTTACGAACATCAACTCAGAGCTTGGTCAGAAGCTCACCGGAAATCAGACAGTCACTCTTAGCGGTGACGCGACTGGCTCCGGTGCGACTGCTATTGCGGTCACGCTTGCGAATTCCGGTGTGACGGCGGGGTCTTACGGTTCCTCAAGCGCGATCCCTGTCATTACGGTCGATGCGAAGGGCAGGCTGTCGAACGTCTCGACAGCAGCGGTTTCAATTCCGTCTGGCTCGTTGACTTTTACCGGTGATGTCACAGGCTCAGGCAATACTGGATCAAGTACCGCTTTGACGCTTGCAAACAGCGGAGCGACCGCTGGCACCTACACGAAGGTGACGGTTGACGCGAAGGGTCGCGTCACCACCGGCTCGTCACTTGCTTCGAGCGATGTCACGACCGCGCTCGGGTTCACGCCGTACAACAGCAGCAACCCGAGCGGCTATATCACAAGCTCGTCGCTGTCGAGCTATCTGCCGTTAACCGGCGGGACGCTGACTGGACAGCTCAATATCGATACGGGCACCAACCTGTCGTTTGGTAGCCAGACCCGGCAGATGATAAATCTGTGGGGCACCCAATACGGCATTGGCGTTCAAAGCGGCACCACGTATTTTAGGTCTGCCAGTAGATTCTCTTGGCATCGTGGCGGCTCTCACAATGACAGTGAGAATAACGCAGGTGGTGGCACTGTTGCTATGACACTTGATAGTGGCAATAGTTTGTATGTAACTGGGAACGTATTTAACGCTGGCAACCAAGTCCTCCACGCAGGTAACTACACCTCCTACAGCCCCTCGCTCACCGGCTCCGGTGCTTCCGGCACTTGGGGCATCAACATCAGCGGAAACGCAAACACCGCGTCTCTGGCGATTTGGTCGAATCAGTACAACTTCACCACCGCAGGGGCGGGATGGTATCGCGTTGCAACTACGGGAAGCGACGGTCGTGGCACTTATAATGTCGAACTGTTTTGCACAGGCGGCAGTCACAATCCTTCGCTGTTGCAGATTTGCGCGCAGGGAGACTGGGGCAACGACAAAATCGTCTATGCAAAATGGGACGGCAACTTCCCGGCAAACGCGGTACGCATCACGCGAGGCGCGAGTAACACGTTCCTTGAGGTGTATTTCACCACAACAATACTTGGCGCGACATTTCGCATCAACAGAACCGGGTTTGATACGTCGATTACTCCGTTCACTGGCAGCCTTCCGGCTGGCGGCGATACGGTAAAGGACACGCTTGACATAACAGCAAAGATAAATGCATCAACATTGTCGGTGTCTAACAGCACAACGGCGATACGGCTGGCAAGCGGTTATCACATTGGAATGGGCGATTGGGGGATGCGAAACACCACCCCCTATGGGTGGATTCAGTTCGGTCCAGCAAACAGCAGCTGGGCGCACATCTACGCCGACCGCACGTTCTACTTCAACCAAGAGCTATACGTCAACAACCAGCAGGTTCTCCACTCCGGTAACTACAGCAACTACTCTCTCCCGTTAAGCGGCGGGACGCTAACTGGCAGCGCGACGATTTCGGGCAACGGCAATGGGCTTTATTTTACTGGCGGGAACAATCGACTCTATTTTAGCGGCTATCGTGCAATGGAGGGCAGCACGAACGGCGCACAACTTCAAATAGGTGAGAGCTACAGCGCGACTTATTTGCAAAGTGCAAATAACTACGCGACAACGTCGAACCATGTAATTCTCCACGCCGGTAACTACACCTCTACACTAGATGGTCGTTATCTTTATGCAACATCTAATCCGAGTGTTGCAGGAAACTTCACTCTTTCCATTGGCAACAATGGCTCATACTCGTATGTCCAATCACATGCGGGTCAGCCGCTTGAGTTAAATCCCGTTGGAAACACGGTACGGATCGCCGGAAACATCGCTCTTCACGCTGGCAACTTCGGCAGCTACGCCCTCCCGTTAAGCGGCGGGACGCTCACCGGCGGATTGAATGGAACCACTGGCGGATTCACGGGATTTTTTGGCATCGGCGGTAGTTTTGGCTCAGACGATGGTGGCTGGGGTGCGCGTCTAAATGTTGGCGGCGGACCACACGCAAGAATTGATGCGCGATGTGCCAATGATGGAATCGTAACCACCATCTATTCGCACGTAGGGCAGAATCGCGGTTTTGTTGGAACGTTGAGTAACCATCGTCTTTGTCTTGGTGTGAACGGCTCGGAAATACAATCTGTTCACAGCAGTTATTCAGAGTCTGTTGGTTCTTATAGGGCGCCAATCTTCTACGACAGTGGAAACACTAGTTACTACGCCGACCCGGCTGGAAATTCAGTCCTATATAAATTTGAAAGCATAAATCAACGCACCGCATACGACCGTGGATGGAGTAATTACCCATCTATTACTGTATACAACACAACCGATCAAGGTCCGCAGGGAGAGTTCCGTATTCATGGCGCTCCCGGTGCTAACGGCGGCGATTTTTCAGTAGATCTGCGCGTTGACGGATCTATCATCACACACGGCATTTCTTACGGACTTGCCTCTTCCCGCGCCCCAATTTTTTACGACTACGACGACACTGGTTATTACATCGACCCAAACAGCACCAGTGACGCTGCTCTTCGTATGCGGGGTGGCGCACTGTTTGGACCGAATATTACGTGGGGTGCATCCCTCTACGTTGGAGGAAACGGGCGCGTTGGAAGTTCCGCGTCGGTTGCAGTCACGAATGGCAACTTACATCTTGACTGTCAGAACGGTTACAACACGTACATTAACTGGTACGCCGGTACCAACACTTACACACAGGGCAACTTTGGCGTAGGAAGCGACAGCGCATCGCACAGACTTCATGTCCATGGCACTGGTTTTGCTACTTCGGATTTCCGCTCTCCAATCTTCTACGACAGCAACAACACTGCGTATTACGCAGACCCTGACGGCACATCGTCTTTCAATCAATTAAGATCAAATTACTTAGCGAATCGACACGACGTATCGACTGACCACGGATTCGGGATATATTTTGAACCCGGTCTTAGCACCGCCTACGCAATCTTCCGTGAGTCGGGTTCGTGGAGTCATCCTTACCCCGATCTCCGTATTGCCTTCCATACTGGAATCAAACTAGGCGCACACGCCAGTTACCAAGGAATTCGCTTTTACGATGACTACAACATGGCTGGACAGGTCATGTCGGTAAATAACGGCAGCGACCCACTCGGCGGTGGAAACGTCTATGTAAACAACTCGCTGCAAGCAGGCAGTTCACTCCGCGCCCCAATCTTCTACGACAGCAACGACACCGGTTTTTACATCGACCAAAACAGCGAATCAAACTGGCAAGGGCTAACTCTTCGGGGAAAGGCTCAAACAGGTTTGACAGGTAAGTCAAACTGGAAACGCCCAGACATTACAGGCGATAGCAATTATTGGACCGGTATCATGGGTTGGGGTACTACAGACTTCAACACTGTAATGACATGGGGTTCTGGATTTTTCGATACATGGAGCAGTCCTGCAAATAGCCCCGGAGATACTAGTCACTGGACCGGGGTTCAATCCTACCACTATGTCAGTGGTGCCAATAGCGGATACGGCTGGCAATTAGCTGGCGGACCAACCGACAGTTTGTGGTGGAGACATAGTTGGCCCCACAACAGTAGTTGGTTCAAGGTCGCTATGTACGGAAATAATCATAGCACTGGTTCTTTCTACGCCTCAATCTTCTACGACGCCAACGACACGGCGTATTACGGAAACTTCGCAGACAGCGGTAACTCAATCGTAATGGCGGGGTCTGTCAACGCGCAGACATACAACAAGCCAGCACTTCGTGTGAATTCAAGCGGCTCGTCGTCATCTGGCGCAGCGTTTGCGATACAGCAGATTACCGCAGAAGGATGGACAGGCGTATTTGTAGACTACGAGCCATACACGGGCTGGGGTCTATATCACGACAACCCAAATAACTATTTCTGTGTAACGTCAGAGGGGGCGACGGGAGGCATTCGCTCATTCACGGTGCCGTCTCGCGAGAGTGGAAACAGAACTGCCTACGAAAAGATCCGTTTTGATCAAAACGACGGCAGCATCATAGCCGGTGGAAACGTAACCGCTTACTCAGATATTCGCGTAAAAGAAAATGTTCAGGTTGTTACCTTGCCAATTCAAAAGGTTATGGCGATGCGCGGCGTGACGTTTACAAGAAACGACGAGCAGTCAGGTCGGAGATACGTAGGTGTGATAGCGCAGGAAGTTGAGAAGGTACTTCCTGAAGTTGTATTTCTCTCTGACGAATCAGATAAAGACTCATCAAAAACAGTAGCCTACGGAAACATTGTGGGATTGCTTATCGAGGCAATTAAGGAGCAGCAATTACAAATCGCAGCCGTGTCGGCTGAGATCAATTCTCTGAAGGAGAGACTGCAATGACGATGACTTATACGTGGAAAGTGACCAGCATGAAGGTGCGGGACGAAGTGAACGCTGACGGCGAAACACTTCCGAAAGCGGTGTGCAATACCTATTGGGAAAAAAAGGGTGTTGACGAAAACGGAAACGAAGGATCGTTTGTCGGGGCGACACCATTCACCGCCGCTAAAGTTCCTGCGGGACAGTTTGTTCCGTTTGATCAACTGACTGAAGCGGTCGTGCTTGGCTGGATTCAATCTGTTGTGGTTGGCGACTACGAAGCCCATGTGAACGGGCGTATCGCAAAGCAGATTGCCGACAAGGCGATCACTGAGCAGTCGATGCCGTGGATACCGGACACTGCGCCAGTAACCCCTGTTGTGCCAGCCCCTATTACTTGAGTGGAGAATCCAATGACCATTGTTTACTCTTACAAGGTCAACGCGGCTCGCGTTGGATCACAGGACAGCCTGACCGATGTTATTAAACAAGTGAACTTCACCGTTACCGGCGAAGACGACGGGGCAAAGTTTAGTTTGCCGACAAGTTGCGAGTTGGCAGATGCTGACCCGAATAACTTCACGGCTTTTGATCAGTTGACTGAAGCGCAGATCATAGGGTGGGTCGAGAACCTCACAACTACGAACGCAATAAAAGATCACGTTGCAATGGTCATGGAAAAAGAGAAGTCGAAGCTTGTTTTAGAGAACAAGCGGTTACCGTGGAAACCAGTTGTTGAAGCCGCTCCGATGCCTCCGACCGATCCGGCTCCTCCGACGCCTCCGACCGGCGGGTAACAAATGCCTCTGCCGCCAAGTGGTCAAATTTCTATGGCTCAAATCCATTCGGAGTTTGGTCGTGGGCACAACTTGAATGCCTATCGAGGGACGAGCCATTCGACGGGTACGTTTCCAAGCGGACAAATTGCATTTTCAGATTTTCATGGGAAATCAAATACTCCAACGCTTGTCGTGACGTATCCGTCACTCGCCTATGGACAGTTTTACGGCTACGATTACTGCGGGGGCACAAACACGCAAGTTGGACAGCCAACGATAACCGGTGGTACGGGTGTTTACACTTATAGTTGGGCCCGTATAAGTGCATCTTTTGATATGACGATTAGTCAGACCAATGTCCAACGCCCTATTTTTGCTGCCTATTACTGCAATAATGGATTCGTAGAAACTTGGCGAGTGACAGTAACGTCGGGTAGCCAAAGCGTTTACAATGACATTAATATCTCTCTGGAATATTATATGCTTTAGTTTTAGCAACAACGGGAGTTTATTTTGATGAGTACGTTGAAGTTTGAAGTAACGATGGAAGAAGGCAACTTGTTAATCGCAGCGCTTGCCAAGCAGCCATTCGAGGCTGTGGCTGGCTTGATCAACAAGCTTCACCAGCAAGCGCAGGGTCAGCTTCCACCGCCGTCGGTGGAGGGTGATAATAAGGTCAATTAGACCAGGTAAGCCCCGTCCCAATGAGGGCGGGGCTTTGTTGCAAATATTAGCTTTGGTAACATAATGGATATCACTTCCTCTGCCGGATCAGCTGATCAGCGTTACTTGGAAAGCTCACCCCCTACCGACGAACGGTACTGGGCGGTTGCTTCTAAGCTCGCTGCCCATGAAGCGATGTGTGAAGAACGGTCTAAAAACATCGATGGACGGTTAGAGAAGATAGAAGATGGTATCGAGAATATTAACCACTGGGGAATCGTGATTGGGTTCACACTGATCTGTAGCATGGCGGGTATCCTTGCTACCTTGCTACTAAAATGAGGTACGCATGGCTTACTTTAAACGCGACCGGTTTAGCGGAATTGCACCGGGCGTATCCCCCCGCCTCTTAAATGACCAGTTTGCTCAGACCGCTGAGAATATTGATTTTGAATCCGGGCGACTGACTCCGACTACGAACGACACCGAGGTCTACACCCTACAGAGTGGGCTTCGCCGGTCGATCTACTACTATCGAGATATCAACTGGCTTGAGTGGGACGAGGACGGCGTCAAGGCCGTACCTGGTCCCATTCCAGGGGACACCCTGGCACGCCTGTACTTTACTGGCGACGACTACCCGCGCTACGGCACGGTCAGTACGCTTATATCTGGCAACGCCGGGTACCCGGCCAACAGTTATCGCCTGGGAGTTCCGGCCCCTGCCGACGCGCCGACCATAGTTAAAACCGGTACGGCAGACCCGAATCAGACTCCAGACGATGTCTCTTATGTCTACACCTTCGTAACAGCCTTCGGCGAGGAAGGGCCTCCGAGCCCGGCTACCGCGCCGATTGAGCGCACGGACACCGAAACGGTCACGATTACGATGCCCGCCAACCAGCTGCCGAGTGGCAACTACAACTTCGGCAACGGTTCGTTAAAGCGTATCTACCGGTCCAATACCGGCTCCACGAATACGGCGTTTCAGTTCCTGGCCCAAGTGTCTTTGGCTACTACCACCTACGCCGACACGACCCCGTCAGCAGGTCTTGGGGAAGTGCTCCCAAGCGAGACCTGGATTGGCCCCCCGGACGACAACGTCTCGCTGTACCCGGACGGCCCGATGAAGGGTCTGATAGCCGTGGCAAACGGCGTGTTTGCCGGGTTCACCGGTAAACGGTTCTGTGTCAGTGAACCGTTCCTTCCGCATGCCTGGCCGGTGGATTACCGGATCACGGTCGAGGAGGACATCGTGGCCATCGGGGCCGTGGCCAACGGTGTTGTCGCTCTGACCAACGGCACCCCCTACTTCATCACGGGAACTGACCCCAGTGCGATGACCGCGATTCGTGTTGACCTGCCACAGGCCTGTATCAACGTGAACAGCGTGGTCGACATGGGGTCGGTCCTGTTTTACGCAGGACCAGACGGTTTGTGCGCCGTGAGCAGTGGTGATGGGCGCGTGGTCACCGAAGGGTTGATCTCGTCCAGGCAGTGGTCCGACATCTTCGCTCCGACCTCCTACCGTGCCTTTAGGCACGAGAACACCTACGTGGCGTTCTGGACTGAGGGCGGGGTCAACAAGGGCTTTGTATACGATCCACGGGCCGAGGAAGCAGCCCTCTCGACACTGACCACGGCTAACGCGGTACGCGGCGGGTACATGAATCCGAAGGACGGTGAGCTTTACCTAATCGTCAACAACAAAATTGCCAAGTACCGTGGCAGTAGCACAAAACGCACTCTCACCTGGAAGTCTAAGCAGCTCGTTCTGCCGAAGCCAACCAGCATGAGCTGGGTGTCCGTGCACGCTCAGGCTTACCCGGTTGCAGTGAAGGTCTGGGCGGACGGTACGTTGATTGCCCACTACAGTTTGTCGTTTGCAAACAACACTTACACCCAGACCGTTACCGTACCAAACGGCGCTACGACCGGATCATTACGTGAGCCTGTGATGCGTCTTCCTGCAAAGCTAGCTCAGGTGTGGGAGGTCCAGGTGTCGGGGGCCGTTGAGATCGATGAAGTCTGCCTTGCCCAGAGCATGGATGAGATAGCTGGCTTATGACCAAAGCGCGTACAACAAACGCGACCGAGATACCTGGTTTAGGTAAACCGCCGGGGGATATTTCTCCGGCGCTTCGTAGGTACCTGGAAAGTATCTCTGAGGCTCTGCAGATTCGCCTCGGTCAACGCGGCGATGCCCGCGATCGAGCGGTCACGTTTCGTGAGTTGCTGGACTCTGGTCTTGCTATAGAGCTCGGCAGCAACCCGTATCAAATTGGTAAACCGCCCGCTGATCCTGACCCAGATCCTCCCGCGAACGGTACGCCCACTGCGCCGACAAACTTCTCGGCTAATGGCGGGTACTCGATTGTTACCTGCTTCTGGGACTACCCGAACTACGGGCCGCACTCTCACACGGAAATCTGGCGACATACATCTAACGTCATTGGTAATGCTCAGCTGGTCGGCATTAGCTCTGGTATTTCTTTCATTGACCCGGTTGGGCAGAGCAAGACGTACTACTACTGGGCTCGCCACGTATCTACGTACGATATTGCTGGCCCGTTCCACTCGGCCAACGGCGATGAAGCAGTAACGGCAGCGGATGTCGATGCGCTGCTTACCGTTTTGACCGGGGCTATAACTGAGTCACAGTTGTTTAATACGTTAGGCGAACGGATCAATTTGATTGATGCCAGTGCTTTAGTAACAAACTCCGTTGCATGGCGTGTAGCGCAAGAAGCCACTGCTCGTGCAGCTGCAATTGCTTTACTCGATGACGCTATGGAGTACAACAATGCTACTGCCTACAAGAAAGGCGACATTGTTGTTTACAACGCAAATCTGTATGAAGCTAAAAGCTCGACTACTGGTAACTTGCCAACTAACACTACGTTTTGGACACTTTTAGGTAGCTATACAAGCATAGGCGACATAGTAAAAAACAACGGTTCTAAAATCGTTGAGATTAATACGGTTACATCGGACAGTACTTCTGCAGCAGCGCAAGCTATTGTGGGGTTAAAAAGTACCGTAGAGAATCCGACGACGGGGGTAGTTGCTACTTCTACTGCGCTTGGGGCATTAACTACTAGAGTTTCAACTGCAGAAGGAAACATAGTATCAAATAGTTCATCGATCACTTCGTTGAGCAATGCTGTAAATCACCCCACTACTGGACTTGCTACCAGAGCTTCGTCAACGGCGTTGAGTGCTTTAGATAGCCGTGTAACAGCAGCAGAAGGAGTAAACACTTCGCAATCGACGTCTATTACGTCATTGCAAAATACTATTGATCACCCTACTACTGGACTTGCTACCAGAGCTTCGTCAACGGCGTTAAGTGCTTTGGATAGCCGTGTAACAGCAGCAGAAGGAGTAAACACTTCGCAATCGACGTCTATTACGTCATTGCAAAATACTATTGATCACCCTGCTACTGGACTTGCTACCAGAGCTTCGTCAACGGCGTTGAGTGCTTTGGACAGCCGTGTGACTAGTGCTGAAGGTACGATAACAGCCCAAGGTAGCTCAATTACGGCTCTTCAGAGTACCGTAAATAATGCTACAACTGGTGTTGTGGCCACAGCTAACGCTGTTAGTCTGTTAAACACCGAGATATTTCCTAACGGTACAGCCCAAGCTTCGTACATTGACCAAGTTAACGCTACAGTTGGCGCTAACACAGCGGCTATCCAGGCTGAAGCTACGACGCGTGCAACTGCTGATGGTACTTTGTTCGGGCAGTTCACCGTAAAGGTTGATCTAAACGGGCATGTATCTGGTTTTGGGCTTGCTTCGACGCTTAACAACGCAGCGCCGAGTTCTGAGTTTATTGTCCGTGCTGATCGGTTTTCGATTGCGTCGCCCGGTCAGGCGACAATCGTTCCTTTTATTGTTCAAGCCACTGCTACCACCATCAACGGAGTTGCAGTACCAGCTGGTGTCTACATCAGCGACGCGTTCATTCGCAACGGTACGATCACGAAAGCCAAAATTGGCATCGGTGAGATCGATAACGCCAACATTGCCAGTCTTAATGCGGACAAGATCACGGCGGGCTCAATTGATACTGCTCGTCTTACGATCGACAACGTCACGCTCGACTCGGTTTATGATCCAAGCATTGGCCGCAACCGGCTGAAGATCCGCGATCTCGGCGTTGACGCGGCTCAGATCAATACTGCTGCTATCAAGACAGCAAAGATTGATGATCTCGCTGTCAGCACGATAAAGATTGCTGGCAACGCAATCACGCAGCCCGAGGTGTACACAGCGAATGATGTATACATACCGACCGCGTCTGCGATCATGTTGACGAATAGTGGGGTAAATGAAAGCTACAACTTCGTTGGTTCACATAACGGTGATTACGAGTATCAGTTTCTTTACTTCGACGAGAATGGTATCCCGATATACGACTTCGTCTTTGTAGGGGCAGGGAATGGTGATCACGTTAGGGTTATCACTTATACCGCGCCGACGTTTGCAAACGCGATCACCGTCATAGAAACCCCAACGGTAACTGTGGGCGTTGACGCTACCGCCGCTGTGCAGATTGTGTACTACGCAACGCACGACGGATCAATCTACACGTACAACGATTCCGGTCAGCATATATTCATGCTTCTCGACACCGGCGTTGGGTATCGCCTTGTGGCGCAGCAGCAAGTAGGACTTCGCACTGACAGTGGTGCAGACACAATGGCTTCTCTTCCGATTGCTATGACCTTTACGGCAAGAAACATTACGACTGCAAGAATAAAAATTTTGACTGGTAGTCGTCGTGTAGATTTGTCAATGGGAAACGGAAGCAACCCGTGCTGGCTGCGTAACAGCACTATCTCGCTGCTGGGTGCAAAAAGATGAGTTTCATGGCTGTGTTTGATACAGACGGTAGATGCAAGTACGTACTCGACGGCAGTCCAGAGTCTATCGATGTCAGCAGTGAAGCGGCTGTTGTCTACACGGACGAAAGGATCAACCCGAACGACGTGTGGTATGACCACACCGCTAGCAAGATGCTGCCGCGTACTCCGTTCAGGGTATCCATTGGGCAAAACAAGATTGAAAGGATACCAGCCGGGACCGTGATTTATGTCGGCTCGGAGTTAGTAGTAATGAACGAGAACTCGATTGAGTTTGAGGTGGACTACACGCAGACTGTTGTTGCGACGCTGCTGAATGTACGTCACCTAGACAGAACCGTGGAGGTGCCGTGTGAAGCTCAGGGTTAAGCAGGACTACGCCGAGCTACGGCGGAATGCGTATCCGGACGTCAAGGATCAGCTTGACGCCTTATGGAAAGGCGGCGCGGCTCTTGAAGAAATGGCTCGCAAGGTTGCCGCCGTTAAAGAAAAGTTCCCTAAACCAGTTGGAGAAGACAATGCACAAGGGTAAGAAATGCGTGCTTAATGCTCCGGTTAAGCCAATTAAGATGGAAAAAAAGAAGCCGTCTAAAGGCTACTCTGCCCCTAAAAAGAAAGGGTAAAATTACCGTCTATGAAGTGAGGGGGCGGTATGCCTGGTGTTAAGCGGATTAGTGACGGAATCCCAAAGGCGTTTAGCCTAGCTGGGCATAACATTGAAATAGTTAATATCCCCCGCAGGAAATGGAAGCATGGCAAAGATTGCGTAGGAATGTGGCTGCCAGAGCAGTACAGGATTGAGTTACTGGCGTCACTTAAAGGAACATACAGGCAGCAGGTATTTCTGCACGAGGCGGTCCACGCAATTCTTGACGTGGCCGGTTACTACGAACTTTCAGCAGACGAGCCGCTCGTGGATCGAGTGTCGCATCTGTTGCATCACATGTTGATATCGATGGAGTGAGTTTGCTTATGGAAGATGTGGTCAATAAGCCGAAGCATTACAACACTGGTGAGATCGAGTGTATCGAAGCTATAAAAGCTAGCATGTCTCCTATTGAGTTCAGGGGTTATCTGAAAGGGAATATCCTGAAGTACTTGTGGCGATACAACTATAAGGGCAAGCCAGCCGAAGACGTTGATAAGGCAGCGTGGTACCTAGCTAGGTTGCAGGAGGAGTTAAAAAATGGTTATGGCTGGCGCAAATGGCTATGACGCAGGTTGTAAAAGCGTAGTCGGCCGTCTCTTGTGCGCTTGCGTATTAGTGCTGGCATGGCACGCTATTCTGATATAAAACAAAATAAGAGTAAGAAGAAGAGCCGGGTGAGATAGTTGGGTTTGCTCACTCTAGGCATCCGGTGGAGGCCACACATTGCTGCTGGCCACACCCGGCTCCCCTAAAACGGACTGGAGTAGTAAGAGACGACAGTCTGCAGTGCTTTTACGTATTCGTCAATCTTTTGGACGTCGTTGTCTTTGTCGATAAAAAAGACTGGGGTTCCCCGGCCTTTGGCTCGTAGTTTGCGGTCTTTTTGCAAGGTGGCAATAGCATCTTTCATTCGCTTTACCATCAAGGGTTCGATTAGCTCGTCTATTAACTCAGAAAAACCTTTGTCTAGTTTTTGCAGCGCTGGTGTGAGCTGGCGCTGTTGTATCTTCATAGCACGGGTTTTTCCCATAACTTTTTCAAGGACGGTTTTTGAGTATTTGATGTGGCTCATGTTCTTAGGGCTCTTTTAGCCAGTGCGAGTTGGACGACTCAAGCTCGTCGATGCGTGTTTTTAGCTGGTCGATCTCGTAAAGGTAAGCACGGATGCGACTGCGTAGTTCGTAGATCTCAGCCCATAGTTTCTGTGGGGTGTCGAGTTTATAGTCGATTTCTCGTTGCCAGGAGCCTGGCGGGCTTTCTTTATCGTACTGCATGAATCCTCAGTAGATTACCTTGGCTTTTGTTTATCTTTAAACGTGCAAAACTGTACTATCCAAGAAGCTATTTGATTTCGTGGCGCAGCTTCTTGAAGGAAGTTGGTTTTAGAAATATTAGTATTCCAACGTTTGTCTAATAGTATTAACGCTTGATTGCTAACACCAACCACTAGCGCAACAGGTTGTGACAAGTCGTACAACGTGTTTAGCCAGTGTTTTTGCTGAGGTGTAAGGCAAGTTTTTATTAGCGTTGATTTGCGTTTAGGTAGGGATTTTATGTATTTGTATTCGACAAAGAGTGTGCTGGCAGGCCCCGCGTAGAACGCGTCGGGGACACCGCCAGCAAATGTGTCGTGAATCTTCCACCGGAAGATTTCCGGTGGAAGATCCGCGTGCACGGCTCGAATAAAACCGTGCTCGTTCATTCGCCAATGTTAGGCAGCGTTGCGCCCGGCATGTGCGAGGTAAACGCTTTTGGAGTACTCGTAGTCTTCTTTAGTCGCCCAGCCGACCCACTCTGCCTCGAGGTTCATGAACTGCGCTCCGGCTTTGTTGGTTACGGATACAGACTTTAGCTTCCATAGACCGGCAAAACGGTTGCCGCCTTTGAGGCCAATCATCGAGTTCCAATTGCGCGAGATGCGCATTTTTGAGCTTGAGAAGTCCATGATTACAGGCGTACGGTCAAGCTCACCGGTTTCTGGATTTTTGACCAGTAGGACGTGCGAATGCGTATCCGTGATAGTGTAATCCTGCGGTTTGTCTTGTTTCTTAATGGCTTCTTCCGCAGCGGACTGAGAAGTAAACGAACCAAGGATTCCGCCGCCAGCGTCGCGTGTACGCCATACGACGTACTCGTTTTTGAACAACAGACTGACTACGTACAGAGCTTCGCCGTAGTTGTGTCCGGTCAGCGAGTTGAGGAAATGACCAGGCTCAGCTCCAGGAATGTACTTGGAGTTGTACTTGTCTACTTCGTCCGACATCTTCTGAAGAAGTTTGACGCGAGGGATGGTAACGTGCTGACCGACGTTTTCGTTGCCAAGGCCAGTGCCACCATCTTCGGCAATGTGGGCGGGTAATGAATCGCTACTGGAAGCCATTACAATTGAAGTAGATGGTTTTTCCTTGACGACAGCGTTTGATATTTTAGACATGTAGTTTCCTTTAGTTAAAGTGAACGAAAGTTGATTTTACGGATGACCCTGGGCGAAAGACCGGGGACTCCTTCCCCGAGCTTCAGCAGCTCTCGGTAAGCCGTTGAGCTAATCCTCCGTTGAATCAAACTGAAGTCACGGGTCTCGACGACGTAGTCATACAGGGCGTCCCAATTGACTACTTCCGGGACCGTGTCTTCATTGATGGATACCGAATAGTCGCCGTTGGCAGTCCGGGATAACCCTTCGCTATCCATTTTCTTGAGCAGCGCAAGATCGATTTCGTCTTGTGATGCGTTTAGTTCCTTGAGTTGTTTGTTTAGTTTGTCGATTTGGCGCTTGAAGTCAGCGCGCTTTTCGATAAGAGCATTGATGCTGAGCGAGAGCAGCAGGTCTTGCTCTACTTCATAAGGGACAAGTACTTCAGCTGTATTCACGAAGCTTTCCTCATAGGGGTTAGTTTGTTTAGGATTGAAAGGAGCTCATCCATACGCTCGAGCTTGCCCTCGAGCTTGGTGTAGACGTCTGGTTCCCAGGTATCGCTGGCAGCAATATGTATAACCTCGGTCTTTTGGGTCTGACCGGTGCGGTAGATGCGGCGGTTGAACTGTTGGTAGTGTTCTGCGTTGTACGTTGGAGACGCCCAGATAACGCTGGTAGCAGTGGTCAGGGTTAACCCGTGACCGGCTGACTGAGGATGAGCGAATACAACCTGGAGTTGCCCGGCTTGCATTCGATCGACGATGTCTTTGCGCTTATTGGCAGGCGTGTCGCCGTCAATTACGCCGTACTCTATCTTCATCTTGTCAGCTAGCTTAGTGAGATGCTCACGTTCGTGCCGCCAGTTGAACGCTACGAGTGAGTGTTTGCGCTCACTTACGAGCTGCATCACCAGTTCGTAACGCTCTTCATGGACTCCAGCAACTATTCCGTCTTCTGTGTAAACGGCACCAGTGCAAAGCTGAAGTAGTTTCTTGACGCGGGCACCGGCGTTGATTGCATTAATTGTTGCTTTGCCGGTGTAAAGAACAGAGTCTTCGGCTAGAAGCTTATACTGCTCCATGATGGCTGGCGTTAGTTGTACACACATTGTATGTACAGATTGCTCTGGCATGTCGATGCAGTCTTCAAGACGGTAGCGAATGTTGATGTCTTTGATTGCTGCAGCAACGATCTGTTGGGCATCAGTCTTGTCGACCCATTCGTTGGCAAAGCCATTGAATCGTGAAGTGCAGACCGCCGATCGGAAACCATAGAAACGTTTTCCGAGCCGTTCTCCGTCGTCCACGATGAATGTCGGATGCCAGATGTCTAGGATGGTGTTGCTGTTTGGCGTACCTGACATGGCGATGCGGTACGGAAACTTAGCAACTATTTTGGCAACTGCTTTACTGCGCTGACTGTCTTTGTTCTTGAACGCTGTGAACTCGTCGATGCAAAGCGTTGAGAATCCTTCCAGGAGTTTTTCGTTTTTTGCGAGCCACTTGGCTGCGTCGTGGTTTGTGATTACAACGTCAGCGTTGCCGAGAAACGCAGCTTCTCGGTTTTTGGCATACGCAACTACATGCGTAAGACCAGGTTGAAATTTTTTGATGTCGTCTGCCCAGGAGGCAGACAAGATTGATAGCGGCGCAAGAACAAGCATGCGCCCTTCTTTACGCTTGACGTAGGCGTCAAGAACGCTGCGAGTTTTACCCGTACCAGGGTCGGACGTGATGAGAGCTCGCGGTGTTTTAAGTAGGAAATTAGTAGTTTTAACTTGATGATCGAACTGTTTAAGCATTAGGAATATCTCAGTAAGGTTTCGATATTAGCGGAACTAATACTAATGTTCAAGGAAATAAACCGGTTTTTCGCTATGCCAGCAGTAGCCGCAGTCGCCACAGGACTCCGTGAGCCCGAGCTGTTCGGGGCAGACGATGCCATTGTTACCGGCGTGTTGCTCGGACGCAACAACCTGGGAGCGAAACTCCATGTTGGGGTCGTCCGAGAAGCGGACGCGCCAGCGCTGAGGGAACGTGTGATTTAAGTTGCCGATCAGTCTGCCGATCGTGCTGTCGTGGCGATGGTGCGTGTAGCCGAATACTTTGATCTGTGGCAGTGAGCACATCATGCCAAGCCAGAAGCGTACGTACTCTTCGGAGTAGAAGTCGCCGAGTACGTGCAAACGGACCACGAACCCTGGTTTGTGTTTCTCGGACAGTTGAACGAGTTCATTGGCCAGGGAAAGCTCGAACCACGGATTGGTGTGGTCAAACCGATGAGCGAATGGCATGTTGTTGCCGTAGCAGTTCATCCACTGTTCGCAGTGCGATGGGCAGGTTTTACGTTCTTCGAGAGTTAGGGAAAAGATCGGGAGCCCCCGCCACATTCCTTTGCGGACGAGGGCCCCGAGTTTTTTATTACTGCTTCCCGGTTTGAGCATCTTGCCGTTGGGGGGCTTGATGCTCTTGCGGTATCTTGTTCGATTGGATAGAAGTTGAACGTTGATAATTTGCAGTTGAGTCATTTTGTTCTCGTAACTTTTTGAGAAATAAAACTATTTCTAAGGCTGCAAGCAACCTCATGAAAAGAGCCATAAGTTCTCCTTGGGCTACGTGGGCTATGTATACCCGCAAAAAAAGCTCCTCATTTAGAGGAGCTAAAAGGAGAACTTATTTAATCCCCCAAGTACACTCGGGGTGCTCACCTTTGCTGTACGGACACCATTTGCATGAGTCTTTGCTAGGCGTCGGGGCAAAGTCTTCGCAGGTTGTCATGATGACGCCCCTGCGATGGAAGCTTGGTGCGAACTGCATAGCTTCTGTTCTAGTAAACGCGCGAATAGTCCGCTCTCTTTTATCCAGATACCAAAGCTCGGTTTGCACAAGCTCGATAAGCGGAAATCGGAAGAAAGCGGCAATAGCGTACAACAAGCATTGCTGTGAGTGTTGTATTTCGTTGCCGAACTTTTTGCCTGTCTTAAAGTCGATGACTCGGACGCTGGTCTCGTCCTGATGCACTAATGCGTCAAGTTTGATGCGTGCCCAGGTCTGCGGCACCATCCAGCCTACAGCTTCCCACTCTATGCTGAACCCCCATTCGCCTTCGACTTCTACTTTGGCTTCGCTAAACAGGTGGCGAAGCTCGTGGAAGTCGTCTGCGAATTTGGCCAGTTCTGGCGGAAGCTCGCCGATCTCGCCTTTTATGAACTCTTCAGCTAGTTTGTGTATCGCGGTACCGCGATCAGCTGCTGAGCTTGGGGGCTCAGGGATTTTTTTAACGCGTTGGATGAAGATCCTGTACGGACACTCTTCAAAAGTCTTGAGAGCCGAATAAGACCACGTAGAAACAGGGCCGAATTTGTCGGGTTTTTGGAAAGCGTCGTCAGAGTCCGGCCTGGAGCTCTGCGTTAAGTTTTTCAAAGTGACTATACTCAGTTGTAATTACTGGTATTAGTATAGCTAATGTCTGGATTTTGCAACAGTTGTCGTTCGTCTGTTGCATCAAAGTAGACCTTGATTAGTCTCTGAATCTCGAGCTCGTCTTGTTGCCAATTTACAACAACGCCTGTAACAGGATGCGTTTCTCGGCTGGCTCCTGGCATACGCTTACGGCTAGGCACTATCCCAAACTTACTCATTTGCTTGGCGAATTCTCGCTGTGACAAACGGGGGTTTGCTTCGGTTTGTACGTGAAAAACCGTACGCAAATGCTCCATTGGGATTACCGTATATGTGAACTTGGCTAAGGCAATCCAGCCTTTGACGATGCGCTGCGCAGTAGATACTTCGTTCATGTTTTGCGCGTTAGAAATGTTAATCTCGAGGATGTCGCTAAAAAACAACAAATCTCCTCGCTTTAGCGCTTCGGCAAACTCTTCCATGATAGACATCGATACATGCCGCATTTGGTTCTTGGCAGTGTTGTCGATGCAAGTCTGAACCATGCGTTCGTCTATCTTGAAGGTCTGCAGATAACCAGCGAATGCGTCAAGCTCTTCAGTCATAAGGTCGAGCTCTTTAAGAAGCTTGGGGTACGCCTCTTCGATCTTGCATTCCTGGCGGGGCGGGATGTTGTACCGCCGATCGCCGTCCTCGATCTTGATGGCGTCGTTCCTGTTGGTTAGGAAGATGAAATTCGTGTAGTTTGGAATCTCCACTTGGTTGGTCCGCATTGCGCGGATCGTGATGGTGTCTTCCGTGATCTGGTTCTTGAGCTTGTCGGCGATCTTCATTGTGCCGATTGATGACGACGACATGTGGAACTCGTCGACAACTAGGAACAGCGCGTTGCGCATGTACAGGTTGAAATGCTCTTCGATGTTCTGTAGCGCCTTCATTGGTACGTGCTCGCTGCCAAACAACGGGCGAAGCACTTTGCTGTAGAACAGACCTTTACCTGTACCGGGTACGCCGCCAAAGACCCAAGCGGTCTTGGCTTTTTGGCGGGTCTGGAAGATGTACGACAGCCAGTTGATGAAGTGCTCGAACTCGGCGTCGCCGTTGCCTAGTACGTGATGTACCAACGTGTAGATACGTGGGCAGACGTTCGAGATCAGTTTTGCGTGGCCATATTCCAATGGCTTGTTTGGAATTTTGGGGTCAAGCATGTACTTGGTCTTGCGGTACATGTTGACGAAATACGGTACGTTTTCGAAGTCGATCGACTCGCTGTTTGATGTTGGATTAAAGACAACACGTGCATCCCGGACAAAGTCGGGTGCTGGCCGTCCATGGCTCAGCATAAAACCTTCGATACTGGTCTTGCTGGTCGGCACGAGCGGAAACTCTTCCGTGAACTGGTTGAGGTTTGGGTCGTACACGCCGTTGTAGTAGATGTCTGTGTAGTAGTCGCGAAGTACGATTGGGTAGTTGGACTTGCCAGACTTTTCAAGGTGCGTCTTAAAGAGCTCGAATATGCTCTTGTAAAATTCTTTGTCGGCTCTTTCGATTTCGAATATCGGCTCGTCCTTGAAATTGAACATGTAGGTTGGACGTTCGATATTGAAGTAATACCCGCCGCTGTCTCCGCCGTTGATATTGCATCGGATCCATGGCATAGCTGAAGAGTCGGCAATGCTAATAGACATCTTGTCCGGATTAAGCAAGACTTCTTGGGCCTGGTGGTCAATGGTCATTGTCTGCAGCTTTGCTGATTTTTTCTTGATACCGCCGGACTGCCGCAACTCATCTTTCAATGCTTGACCAGTTTGAAACGTTGTCTCTGGATTTAGAGACGTCATCAAGGCCGCCAGGTCGAACGATGCATTCGTTCGATCAACACGAACGATACGGTCTTGATCAGAGACAAACGGGTTCTGTAGCGGGTCTTCGAATGTCGGCGGCGCAATGAAGATTAGCTTGCTGTTGTCTGCAACTGATACGTCGAGCGGATACCGCAGCGACTGGCCATTGGCGCTGAGCGTCAGTTGCGTCTTGAAAAGATCAGACGTGTAGTTGACGTGCTGCAGCCAAAGCTTGATTGACTTAGGCGGCATTGGCACGGTCAGCAACATAAAGATGTGCATCGATATGCGCTCGCCCTTGAGGCCGAGACTAGCTGATGCTTGTGCTATGTAGCTTACGTCGTGCAGCTGGGTTGGTAGGTCAGCAATGATCTGCTCAGCAATTAACTGGACGTCGTTTGCTGTGAGCTTTGCTGATCTGATGATACGACGCGGCAATGTGATTGCGTCGAAATCAAGAACAAGCAACCCGTTCAGGGCAAGCCGGTCGCTTTTTTGTGCGCGGCTTTCAGAGACAAGCGCGCGTTTAAGCGCGCCTTTGAGCATGCAGTGCCCGGAGTTTGAATGCGTGCGAATAAGGTCTTCCAGCTGGACCAAGCCCGCCTGGGAAACCTGTATTGGATGCTCGTGTGAAGTTACGTCTTTGACATAGGGATAAGGTCTTGTGTCACCGTTGGTGAAGTAATGCTTACTCAGCGAGAAGCCGTTCGTGGCTTCCAAAAACGTAACCTTCATAAAATCTCCGGAAAAGCATTAGTCTTGCTTTTCCTCCTTGGTAGTGCAGGGATTTTCTTCGTCGAATATTTCCTGTCGATCTATAACGATCGTAGGTTCGGCGACAAAGGCCAGTCGTACATTATACCTATCTACGCGGGATACTTTTACAGTGGCAATGGTTTTGTTGTCGCGATGGATAACGACTGATTGCCCAAGACGTCTTGTTAGAACCAAGCGCGACATTACTTACTGTATTTCCTGTCGTATCCGCCTTCGGCTGCTAGAGGTAAATCTGGTGCCCAGGGCGGAGGTGTGCATAGATCCTTAATGATCAACTTCATTGTAGCATCAGGATCTTTATCCGGTGCTACAATGACGATTTCGTCGTGGACGGTGAGTGCTATTTGGCCGCCGTCAATGGAGCGGCTTAGCCTAAGTAGGCTGTCGGTAATTACTATTCTGGACAATGCTTGGATAACGTTCTCGGTTATTCGGCCGCCGTATGTCGCTTCTTGCATCTGATTGCGGGTCTGATAGGTCAGGCCCGTGGGGGACGGTTCGAGGTTGTGGTATTTAAGCGACATCCCATTGGGCAAAACCAACGCCCGGTCTGTAACGGTAAGGATGTCTCTGTATCTAGTTCCATGATTGTCACGATGAAGTGACTGTTTCAGAAGGTTCTCGAGCCGTGCCCAAAGCAGTGTAATCTGGGAGTAAGTAGATCTATAGGTGAACACAATGTTGATTGCGTCTGATTCGGAGATCTGTGTAGTTGGACCTGATGCACCTGATTCTAATGTCAGCTTAAATTTGTTATGGCCCATGCCATAGCCAAGACCGAGGATTGCGGTCTTGCCTACAAATCGCTCGGTTGGGTTGTCTTTTTTATTAATCGGCTTGTTGTAAATACGACTAGCGAAGTTACTGTATATATCATCACCTATCCTAAACTGCTCAAGCAGCGACGTTTCTCCGGCTAACCAAGCAAGCATTCGCGCTTCAATGTTGGACAGGTCAGCAACATAAAGAAAGTGGTCGTCTGGTGCGATTAGGCACTTGCGTAGCTCGCTACCTCGAGGTAGATTCTGCAAGTTAATCTTTTCGGTACCGCCAAAACGACCGGTATGCGCTGCGTAATAGCGCAGCGGAACACTGATTGTGTTGTCTTCATGGACTGCATCGAGGAACCGACGGGACCTCGTTTCGTTGATGCGGGACTTAGCAGCTGCACGGGCGTTCCAAAGGGGCTCGTACTGTGGATACAGCGCTCGTAGTTGTTTCCAGCCCGCGTCGTTTTTGCCAAATGCTGGGATCTGTTTGCCGGTTGTTGGACTGCGCTTGGTTGGTGGAGTAATGCCAAGCGTAGCCAGATGAGCTACAAACTTATCGTTGCTGGCAAGAATTTCGCGCGTTGCACCGGAGCTTGTAATCAGATCTTCAGCGCTTTTGGTTTCTTGATCGTAGTACGCGATCAATCGTTCTCGGTCTATCTTCAAGACTGGCCGACAGAACATGCGCGTAGTAAGGTCGATGAGATCAAGCTCAGAGTTTGGATAGCCCTCGAGCATCTTGTGATAGATAGCGTGGGTAAGTTCGACATCCTGTAAACAGTATTTGGCCAGGTCAGATTCAATTTCTGGTGGGAGATCAAACAGGCCTTTGGCTTTGATCAGATCGTCGCCTTTTCGCATTGACTCGTCGTTTGGAAAAAGGCGAATGCTGGTGTCTTTCAATGAAGCTTTAAGACCAGGGAAGTAACCGCGTGCCATTGCAGCGGTGTCCAGGTAGTACGTCGGTGTAATACCGTAGTGTCTGGCCAAGATATAACCGTCGAAGAGCGTGTTGTGGCACAGCAGCTGAATGTCATTCCAGTCGAATTGCTGCAAGGCGTCTTCGGCTTCGTCTGCGCTGTACCATTCAGCAGGCTCGTCGTTGACTTTGATGCCAACACCCCAGACTTTAAACATGGGGTGCTTGACATATTCCATTGTGGTCATTTTAGTAAGGCTGACCTTGGCGTCGTAATAAGTCTCGAAGTCGAGGGTCAGCAGAGTTTTAGCCTTGGTAGTCATGCACCGTGTCTTCTATAATGGTTATGATCTGACGTACGTATTCTTCAGAGACTTCGAGCTTTTCGACTATCTCTTGGATTGAATAGCCGGATGAAAGAAGTTCGAGGACTTTGAAATCGTTGGGCTCAAAAAAGCCCACTATTGATGGGCTCGGAGCACAGCAAGTAGCGCATTGGCGCGACGCATGACTTGCATCTGTGATTTGGTGTAAAGTGAGTTTACCATTTCGACGCCCATTTTCTGGAGCGTTTTGTCTCTAGAGACTGCGCCCATGGTAATTGTTAAACTGGTTATGTTGATCTTTTCGTTAGTCGTGTGAGACCTTGGAAAGATATAGGTTTTTTTGATACGTGGCATATCAAAGACTCCTTCCTGAGTTTTGTAGGTTAATAGTGCTGATGATTAGATTCAAGCAGACAAATAAACTGTTTCGCCAAATGGCGCTACAAGGTTTTTGCTGACGGATACCCATAGTGTTGGAGCGCATGCTGCTTCTTCAGCGGACGCAAAGTCTTCTGCGCCTGTTTCTAAATCAGTAAGATAAACAATAGCTTGTACGTCCGGGTGGTTGTCGCGCAAATATTCAAACGCTGGCGTAAACGCTGTACCGCCACGCCCTTTGAACGAAGGAAGCTGTGACGCTTTTAAGCGTTCACCCGTATCAAGAACTTTTACGTCTTGGACTTGGGCGTCTGCTTGGATCCAGACAATTGATGACGGCTGGACCTGAGCCATGACTGCATCTACTTCAGAGATGAACTGAGCGCCCTGCTCGTCTGTAATGGATCCACTAGAATCGTTGACGACTGCAACTTTGCCACAGGTCTCTTGGTACATAGACGGAAGATATTCATCTTCTGAAATCCATGCTCGGTGAGGCTTGCGCCACGAATAGTCGTCTCGGTTAAGTTCCGTGAAAAACGGCCAGAGGACCGTGCGCCAGTCAACCTTGGGTTGGAGTATTTCCGAGATAAAGAGCTCGATGTTACCAGGGAGTTTGCCACGTGCTTTGGCTACAGCAGCAGCTTCGCCTACGGCGATCTGCCAGTTGGACTCTTGTTCAGCAGCAGAGCCTGCTTCAAGGCTGCCGCTTGTTGCGTCAAGCACGATACCCCAGGCGCAGGGCTTGGGGCGTTTGCTGGGCTCTTTGTTGATAAGGTTGTAAATTTCTTCCGCGCCCATACCTTTGTAGGCAGGGTCTAAAAGAGCGCCTTTTGGCAGGATAAATCCTGATTCGATCAGGTGGTCGTTGATTGCGTAATCGCAAGCAATATTCCACAGCTGGTGATCACGTTCTTGTCTACGTGTCTGATGGTTAAATACACAATGCAGAACCTCGTGAGCCAGGAGCCCACGAAGCTGCATTGGATCTAGCTTAAGAATATAAGCAGGATCGTAGTACAGATGAATACCATCTGTAGCTGCGGTCTTAATATCTTCACGTTGCACAGGGCGAAGACGAATGGCCAACGTTCCGAAGAACGGCTGGTCCATTAACAGCTGCGAACGCGCTTTGACTAGCGCGCCTTCGGCAGACATATCAACCTCCTACGAGTTTTGCTGTGAGTACTACTTCGTTGACAAATGCGTCGTCGAACTGAACTTCTTCCTTGATTTGTTGTGCGCGCGCAACACGGGTGATGCGCTCGTACATGCGAGTCTTGGCTTCGTGAGGAACGAAAGACTCACCAGCAGGCCAGGCAAGTAGCAGCTGCTTTACTGTCGAACATTGCTTGAGCAAGCTTCGAATCTTGGTGGAGTAGTCTGCTCTTTCGATGCTGTGCTGATGCTTGTCGAGTGCTGCTTGTTTGCAGCCATTTAACAGTTGAGACTGAACTTGTGGCCCAAGTTCGTCAAAGTTGAACTCGGGCATGCTCCAGCTGTTTGTCCTATAAATAGGAAAAGCTGGAACAAACTCGAATACGAGTTGTTCGGTGGTATTTGAGTGGAATCCTGTTTTGCTGCTGAGACACAAACGGGCGCAGTCTTCCCTATTGATTCCTTTTGTTGGTCCGCCAAACGAATTAAAAGAGTACCTGTGTTGTCGATCAAATTGATCTTTTAACGCTTTGTACGGTTCCGAAGATAATACAGCATCTCTAACAAGATTAGTAAGCTCTGTAGTTGGCTTAGGTTCGGGCCGCGCCGAATTAAAAGCTTCCATAGCTTTGTTATAAATTGTGTCACGTAAGTCATTGGTCATTCTTACTGAAGCCATAGGGTTCTCCGTTAGATAACAACGTCTACGTTAGCAGACGTCCATGATTTAAACGCCGGGTGATTCAGGAGCTGACGCTCTTTTGCGACGCAGTCGCGAATCAATACAACTTGGAACTCACGAGGCATGCGTCGGTTGTAACGCATGATGGCGTCGAAGTTACCTTGATCGACCCTCGATGCCAGTGCGCCAGCAATGGCGTAAAGCGTCGAAGGATCTCCGGGTACGCGTGTGGTTGATGGGTTCTGCATGAGATCGTCGATGTCCGGCAGATCCTTGCGGATTGCACGATGTGCGAGGTACTCGCCTGCAGGGCCGTCGCCGATCAAAGACGAAACGCCGTAGAACATGTCTTCCATGAACGGCAGTTTGCGGTTGACCATCTCCCAGGTACGGGGCGACGGAAACGCGTAGTCCGCGTTATCCATGCTGTGCAGGAGACCAGGGCGGTAACGCAAGAACGACACGATGCTGTCGTCAATGTTGCGTTGTAAAGCCCAGGCTACCCAGTCGTCGATGTTCGGCTCGAGAGTGTAGTGCGCAAACCGGTTCTTGACCGGGGTTGGCATTTCGTGGATCGCGGCTCGATCCTGGGCTCGGTTGCCAGCTGCTACGATGATGGTGTTTTCCGGAAGGACGTACGTGCCAATCTTGCGATCAAGAGTTAATTGCAGCAGTGCGTTCTGTGTGGCTTTTGGAGCATTGGGCAACTCGTCAATAAGCAGCACTACCGTGCCGGTGTAGTTGGTTTCCGGATAATCCTCGGGCACACCGTATCTTGTGCGGTATGAACCGTCGGCTTGCTCAACTACCTTGAGGCCGCCGCGAACGTCGACAGGGTCAAACAGGTTGGCACGAAGCTCAAAGACTTTGGCTAAAAGATCTTCAGCAAACTGATAAACAATTTGCGATTTACCCAGACCTGGAGGACCCCAGATCATGGTTGGCACGCGAGCAAGCGCGTTGGCACGGAGTTCTGACTTGAGTTGAGAGGGACGAATAGTACGCATTAGTTGGTCCTTTGTTGTGAATTAGGGTGCTTCCCCTGTGCGGCGGTAACTTTGCATCCGCTTCACGGCCACAGGAGACTGTCGTGTTGCCAACGCCCGGTTGGTTAGCCGGTAAGCATTACTGCCTAGGCATCATTGGCTATCCGTATTGCTACGGGTAAGCTGTTGCCGAACCACCCGCGCCTATCATGGCGCTTCTCATCGTCCGGGTCAGACTAGCTGCTGATTAGGCGGCACGTTATTTCTTGATGTCGATTACTTCGACCCAAGCAAATTTGCGGTACGGGAAACTGCGTGTGCGAACCCAACGTAGTTCCTCGTGTTTGACGTGTCGTTTTGCAATGAACAGGAATATTGAGATGAAGGCACCGGCCCAAAGGCCTGCCATCATGCCAGCGAAAGTGCCGGCGAATATCCAGATGAAAAAGAACGTCAGGCAGATGTCAAGAAAAATGTCGTGTTTAGCGATGCGTTTAAGGTTGAGCTTTAGTAATAGAAATATTATTGCGATGGCGGCTAGTGCGCCTTCTAATATGCCCATAGTTAGTTAGATCCTGTAGGGTTCTTTAATTGTTAATAGAATTGCTTATGAAAGCAAATTCGTTCAAAAGAGCAATCCCAGCTATCTGATAGAGAAGTGAGTTTGAATAGCTTATGTACATGCCGTCACTGTTGTCGACGGTAAGTTCATCCTTCTCAAAGTCAATTAGTACGTCATGGTTTTTGTGTTTGTTTTTGCGCCAGAGTATTTTAGATCCGTCGAACTCTGGTTCTACAGATAAAGCACGGGTAATGTCAATGATTATTTTAGTTTCCTTTTCTGAATATTCCATTGATGTGTCCTATATGGATAATTACCAGTAATCTCGGTGGCCTCGACTGGCACGCCAGTTTGGCGGTGGAACCCAGCGCCAATCGTAAGGTGTGTAAAACATTACGTTTATTAAGCGCCAGTACCAAGATTTATTAAGGTTTTTTGTGATTGATGTCTGTACCATCAAGCCAGATCTCGCAAGCATTTCCTGTGACGGCGTCGTTCCCACGTTCATAGTTGAAACGCTCCCGTTTTGTATAGATATGCCATTCTTTACCTGTCATACGTAGTTGGACGTTTTTGCGGTAGTCCCAGCCGAAGTACTTAGTTTTCGGCTTGAGTGTTGTGGAAGATTTGTTCATCGCCTAAGTCTTCTCGTTTTGGGAATTCGTTTTCGGTGAGAAACGGTTTTGTGGCAGCAGCACGAACTCGTTCGATGAACATTTCGATTTCGTCAGCTGAGTCAAATACAAGATGGGGGCGAGCGTATCCTTCAGGGTTTTCGTTTGAGTCGTAAAAGACTTCACTTAGTTCGATATAACTATCGTTAGTAAACGGGTCTTCGAAATGAATAAAGCGAAGGTTCCAAACCATAGTCAGATCTCCTCTGCTTGTTGTTGGCTGATTAAATACCCAAGAGTGATGTCAAGTTCGCTGTAGCTATCGACACGAAGTACGGTAGTTTCCCATTTGGCGGATGGGTAAATTCTTTCGCAGTATCGTTTAGTTCTTTCGGCAGACGTTACGTCTGTGAATCCCCATTCGAATATTTCTGAGTATTCTCCAGGATCAAACTCTTTAGTTCCTTTAACAAGCCAAATGATGCTCATCGGTGAAAGCCTCCTTTATTATTGAAGCCTTTGATTTCTTCCCGGTTAGCTGGGACCATGTAGTTGCTTTTATGTAATGGCAGTATGGTGTGTTTGACTCTGCGAGCAGACGCTTCGCCGCACTGTAGACAGAGCTCGTAGCCGAGCGCTTTTCGTGCGTCGGGCACGCTGCGTTCTTGGCACTCAACGCATAGAGTGCTCATGATTAGTGAACGTTGGACTTAAATTCGTTTTCAATGTCTCGTGATGTTCGTTTCATGAAGTCCCCTAGTCCGTCGATTAAATGATCTATTTCTTCTTGGGTGATTTGGTTATTAGTTGATGCTCGCACTGAACCAAGCACGTACGCTATTGCTAGCGTAAAGTTCTTGAGAAAATTGTCGAGTTTCTCTGGGTTGAAGCCATCTGAAACTAAGTTTTCAATGGCTGCTTTGACATGTTTTTCAAGACTCATACGGGCCACACGTAGGGTAAGTTTGATGGTTCGATCCAGTTGTAGCGAGCGTAATACACAGGGTCTTTGCGCAATAGGTTGCTGCGATGAGACGCGTGCAATGCGTCTTCGCCTAGCCAGGCGGGCGGTGCGTCATTGCGTCCATCGGAGCTGTACTGATCTGCTGCGTCTTCGAAAAACAGCAGCAGTGAGTCGTTATACCCACGAGATATCCATTCACGGCACATGGCGGCTCCATACCGACATAGCTCTATTTCGTGGTTGCGCCACATGTTGGTAGCTGGGTGATTGCGCCATCCGCCGGTGGTCTTTGGCATAGCAAGCAGTATTTGTTTGCACTCTACCCGCTGCTTTCCAAGGCGTTGGCGGTCTAGGATTAGTGCTGATTGGGCGTAGTTGGGATACGGTAAAAAAGTTTGCATAAACTAAAGGACGTTTACATGTTTAAGTAGTAATAACGCCTAAGACATAACCGGCCAAAGTGCAGGTTATGCATATTAAAATTTCAAAAACCATAAAGTTGGGGTCTGGTGAAAGTTGCTGTTTGAGTTCTTCTTCTAGTTGTTTGATTTGGTATTTAAGTTTTCCTACATCGTATTCAGTATAAAAGAAAGACATTATTTTGTATCCTGCGGTTTGTATCTTTTTACACCAAGAGTTCTATTGCCTACATTGCCGCCTAATAATTTACGGCGGCCTGTGTGTGTTAGTGTCAGCGTGCGGATGCGCTCTGTGTCTAGGTCAAGCATATCGCAAATCCAATTAAATGAACGTTCTTTTTCAGAAAAACTGTGTAAGTAATCTAAGGCTTCGTACCTTTCTTCTTTGTTGTCTACGTCTCGTATAGCTTGTAAAAGAACACTGGCCCATAGGGCACGGTAATTAGTATTAGCTCTAAGTATTTTATCCTCTTCAAAGTCATATTGGGTCTGGTACATAGCAATTGCCTATTTTCTAAACTAGTTACATAAAAAAAGCCCCCTACCCGGTTCAGGAGTAGGAGGCTTTTTTGGTTGCTTTTTGTCAAGGCAACAACCGGCCTTTCCTCAACCTCATTGGTTGTTGGTTAATTACGCAGCACGGAGCTGCTTCATGAAGTCACTCACTTCGTTTGCTTCCTGTTCCTCTTGGAGACGGGAGACAATCGAGTCCATAACAGGCATGGCTTCGTGGAAGTTTTCACAAGTCTTGTCCACGTACCAGTTGCCGTGCTCGTCGCGTGTGCGTTGTTCGAACACGTAGAGCGGGCTGATGTCGGTGAGATACGCCATCTTGGCAGCCAGAAGTGACTGCAGTTTGTTCAGTGCAATGAAGTCACTGTCAACAAGCGACGGAATGTGCTCGTTGCTGGCGTAGACACCTACCCAGTCACCGACGTCTTGCGAGAAGTCGATGCCGTTGCCGAGGTCAGGCTTGTCGTTTGCAATGTACAGACGACGCGCTGCCCAACAGACGCCATTCATCACGGACTGAACGAAAGTGAGAAGACGCTCCGGCTTGAACGGAGGTCCTTCGACCGGAACGCCCTGCTCCAGTTCCGCACGAACTGCGGCCTGGCGCTGACGCTGCAAGCTGAAGAACGCAAGAGCAATACGCTCGAGCGGGTCGTTTGCTTGCTGCGACTCGACGAACTTGGCGATGGTGCCAATGGTTGTGTTTTTCTCGGACATATAGCCGATGACATTGGGGATGAAGCTTTGGTCTTTAACAGTCATTTGAGTTACCTGTGGTTGATTAGTAGTACTTAGTTTCGTTAGTCAGATCGTTAGTCCGACTAATATCCTCGAGCGTAGATTCGAGATCTACGTCCGATGATTCGTGGTCCGTCAGCTGGTGTTCGTAGTCAGTGAACAAGTCCCAGTTGACAGTGTTGAAATTGAGTGGATTGCGCTCACGCATGGTTATTCTCCAAGTTCGTCGATGTCGTTTTCTATATCGATTAGTAGGATAAGTGTGATTGCGAGCAATACGTCTGAAGGATGTTGAACACAGTAGTTAGTAAACTGTTTAGCTTTGTTGAACAGTTGTTCGAAGGTTGATTGTGGGATGGGTAGTGGTAGCTGTTTCATAGTTAGTAGTCCTTGATTAAAGAACAAAAATAATACTGACCGCGAGACGCGAAGCGTCGAGCGTTATGTCCAACGGGCTATGTAGAGACCTACAATTATGCCAATAGAAAATACAAGTATTTCTGCAAGTATTAAAGTGTTTTCTAGTTTGAACTTCTTATCATTCAGATCACTTATGGTTTTGTTGAGGCGGGTTATTTCGGCGTGGTTAGAAGCTACTAAAGCTTCGTAGTGAGAAATAATCGACTCTTTTTCGTAAGGGTTCATGGGGATTTCTCCACCTTATTGGTAAATGTCCAGCGTGCCCAGGACGCGTGGTCTGCGGCATCGTCTTCGGTCAAGAAGTAATCCGACGTGCGGTCGTACGGCTCGTACCGCCATTGCCCGCAAGAAGCGTCGTAGTTGTAGCAACAGCGTCCTACGTACCAACCTACTCCGCTTTTCATGGGCAGTTCTGGGCTAACTGCACAGAAGTTTGGTGCAGGGTCCTTGATGTTATCAAGGACGTACTCGTAGAACTCAGCGATGGTAGTGGCAGGAACGTCGTCGTAATAGATGATGCTAGAAGCTGTTGGGGCGATTTGTCCTATCGGGAACATTGGTTGGCTCCGTCTTTTTGGTTACGTTGATTGGTTCGATGACATCGGATATTCGGATGATGAGCCTGTGCCAACCTCTTTGGTTGTCACAAGCCATCTTGTAGAGAACTTCGTAGGGCTTTCCAAGGACGGATAGCTCATCGGTTTCTACATTGGCGATCTGGGCAAGCCTTGCGAGTGAGACGCGCAGGTTGACCAGGTCGCGTTGTGCTTGGCTGTCTATAGTTTGGGTTTTGAACACTGTTGTTACCTCAGTCGGTGTACACGGTGACTTCGAGTTCGCCGTTGGCGAACGCGCGGACCTCGCCACCGAAGTGGCCGGGGTGTTTCTCGCCTTTCTCGATCGATGCCCACTGGTCATCGGTTAGTTCACCGTTGTTATCGACAAGGGTGACAATGCGATAGTCCGAGTACGCCATCTCGTGTGGCTCGAGGCGCACGCGATGGATGTTTTTGTTATAGGCGGAAGTTCTGGATATGAATTTCATGGTTAGCTAACCTCGTTGGCTAATTGATTAAAGTGCACAAATGGACACTGATCACGAAGCGCGAAGCGATGAGCGTGGTCCGTGGTTAGTGATTAGTGGTTAGTGGCCACTAGTATAAAAATAGTACAACTACTGGATATACAACCAGTAGTGTGTGCAGGGAACGGTCAAATGTGTGCAGCAAACAGGGGTATGTGTGCTGCAATAAAGTTGTTGTGTGCAGTAATTTTTCCT